CTGAGCGAGTTCGCTGCCTTCGCCCTCGTCGAACGAATCGTCATCGTCGAATGACTCGTCGCCGTCGGATGAGTCATCGTCGGAATCGTCTTCGCTCTGCGGCTGTTGCTGCTGTTGTGGCTGTTGCCACGGGTTTCTGTCTTCAGCGCTCTGATCGACAGGCTCGATGGCCTTCCAGCCTTCGAGGAACTGCATCGCCAGCCCCAGCGCTTGGCCAGTGCCGTCGCGATCCAGCGACAGGCTTGGCATCGCGTCAGCGACCGCCTTGTACAGGCTGCGCTTCGGCTCCGGGATTCGGTCGAGCAGTTTCTTGGCGAAACCGTTGCCGTCACCCAGCGCGGCCCGACTGATCAGCGCGAGCGCGAATGGCGCACTGTTGATCGATGTCGGGTTGAACTTGTCATCGAGTTTGGACGTGAACTGCGACATCAGTCGCTTGAACCCAGACCGCGCACCGTTTGCGCGACCGGACGCAATCACCGCATGCTCGATGCGACCGTCCTCGATTCCGTTCCACAGATTCCGCAGCAGAGAATACTCCGGGCCTGAGTACCGGAGTAGGCTGCTTTGGTCGGTGTACGCGACGTGCCCGACCTCGTGGCTGGTGTAGGCCGCGATCAGGTCTGCCTCGATGCGCGACACGAACGAGTTGTCGGGCATGCTGGGGTAGTTGATGCGGTAGGTCATCACCTTGCTACGGTCGGAAGTGAGCGACCACTGGGCGAAAGCGATCTCGCCGCCGAAGGTGACATTGCCGGCCCCTGAGAACACGGCATCGCTGCCCAGCAGCGCTCGCAGTTGCTTCTGCGAGTGGACAAGTGCCGCGGCCTTGATCGCCGCCGACTTAATCTTTTGCATGACGATTCCTCACGCCGCTTCGGGCGCATTTGGGGAGTTGACATCGACCACGTCGGGCGTGACGACAGGCGGCGCGAGACCAGCCATCGCGGCCTCGATACCAGCGTCCGACATGTTCGCTTTCCATATCTGCTGCAGGACTTCACGCGATTCAGGCGATGCTCGATTGACCATCGTCTGCTCGAATGCCAGTCGCGGCGGCACCTTGTCGGCCAGCGCCTCAGCGAGATAGAACGCCTCGCGCAGCGTCGGGACATGGTCGAGTTGGCTAGACTGACCAGCCTGCCGCATGACCGACAGCATGCTCACGATCAGCGTCGACAGGTTGCTGTGGACGCCAGTGCGGCTGCTGATGACCTGCGCTTCGTCCGCCGATTGCAGGTAACTGAACTCGATCGTGCGAGCGAAGCGGTTGACGAACGCGACGTTCATCTCGCGCACCCCGGCGTACATGCCGGTGTAGTCGCCGCGACCGTTCGAGTTGTCCGCAGCCATGAACACCACGCCCGGAGCCTTGCGAATCACCTCGCCAGTCTCAGGCACCGTGACCACGCCCTCCGGCTCCAGCGGCGCATGCAGCGCCGACAGGTACTCAGGGCGAGCGAACGACACCTCGTCGAGCAGGATGACTGCACCGGGGCGCACGAAACCGCGCAGGATGATGCCGTGCTGGTAGACGGTCGAGCCGTTCTTGACACGCTCGCCGCCGATGAACTCGTAGCGCTCAGCACCGCTGTCGAATGACACGCGGACGAAGGCGCGACCAAGGCCAGCGCACAGGTTGCGCACGAACTCCGTCTTGCCGGTGCCGGCAGGGCCAGCCAGCCACACGTTGCGGCCACGGGCAACAGCCGTCACAGCAGTGAATAGTTGCTCCGCGTTGAACTTGTACAGCGGGTCGAGCGCGGGGGCTGCAGGGTCGTTGTAAACATCGACCTCGTACGCACCGTGCTTGCCACGGATGCCGAAGGCCTCGCGCAGTGACTTGCGACCGACGACCTCGACGTTGGGCACCTCGACCGCCGCAGAAGGCGCAGGAGCCGCGATCGGGGCGAGGGAGCCTGAGATCAGGCCCATCGAGGAAATCGCCTCAGCGACCTTCTCCTGCGGCAGAGCGGCCACTTGCTCGATGAAGTCCTGCTTGGACTTGCGAGCGTAGTCGCCAGCGGAACCGGACACCCGGCGAACCAACTCGACGAGTTGGGACTTGGACATTTGGTTGATCATGGGAGCCTCACAGTTGTTGTTGATTGTCTGACCATCGTCAGGCAGCGCATCACGCTGCGACAGGGACGCCTCACGGCGAGCCTGTTTCGGTCTATCGGGCCATCTCCTTGATGCCCTTGATCCGGCCATCGAAGTGGCCAAGTTGGTACACGTAGGTGATCTGCGATCGAACGCAGGATTCAGACACCACGTAGCCATCTTTCGATGCCTGCTCGATGTACTTGAACAGTCGCTCGACAATCCGATCGACTTCTTCGTTTTCGTGTTTCATTGCGAATCCTCCTCATCCAGCCAACCGAAAGCGATGTATCCGGCCAGTGCGAACACGGCCAGTGCGAGCGCCATGCGTGGCGCGTAGAACAGGAATGCGTCCATCGATCACCTCACAGGTCGAACAGCGAGACGCTGGTGGAGCGCACTTCCGACACGACTTCGGCGAGTTGCTCGTCGGTCAGAATCTTGCGCACCTTGGTCGAATCGATTCGGCTCGAAGCGCGTTCAGAGACGACGGCGCGGAAGACCTCGCCGCGGTACTCGCCAGCGCCAGAGTCGCGCAGGATTTTCTTGATGGCCTCAGCCTGCTGGTTGAGGGCGGAGATTTGTGCGTTGAGCGCACCCAGTTGGTCGACGATCTGCATATAGCCTCACAGTTGTGTTGATGTTGTTGGTCTCGTCAGTGGCAGCATCACTGCCAGACCGGCTCACGCCGGTTTCGACCTGTCAGAAGTTGTAGTCGTAGAACTTGACCGGCTCGTCGGACAGGCCATAGCGCCGCTTCGCGGCATCCTTCCAGCCGTGCTTGCCAAGGCGGATGCGGACAACGCGACCGTCCGGGTCGCTCTTGATCAGCCACTGCTGGCTGCTCTGGTTGACCACCGTGCCGAAGAAGCCGCCGGGGACAAAGTCAGGCTTCCACGAGGGGTCGCGCTCAGCCTTCATGGCGCGTATTTCGAGCGTCTTGTCGCTCACGCGCCGCACGATCTCGAAAGGGTTCACGTCGCTGTAGCCGTAGTGGTTGGCGTAGTTCATGTTCGTCTCCAGTTGTTGTTAACAGTTGTGACTCAGTGCAGCGTCCTAAGCGAGGGCGCTCTACTCAGTCGCGAGATTGATTCTCCGGTTCGTTGGGCATCGTCAGACTTTCGGGCGGCTGCTGTACTTGCAGGTCATTGCCTTCAACCCTACGGCTTCACCGATGCTTTAGGCCGGACTCCGTCTCAGGGAGCCGCCGGGCTGCTTGCGCTCATCCGGCACCAGAACCTTTGTTTGGGTGGCCCGTCTGGGAGGCCAGTGGTGCGTATCCTGAACAGTTCCACAGTTGTTGTCAACACTTGTTTCTGACAAATGTCGAAATAGGTGATTTCCCCTAGGAAAATAGGAGTTCCGAGATGATGAAGGGCAAAATGCACGGCAAGAAGCACGGTTCCAAGCACGCTCGTGCGGAAATGCGAGCGCTGAAGCGTGGCGGTGCGAGCAAGGCTGTTGTGGCCGAAGAGGCCGCTGAGTACGGCATGAAGCACGGCGGCATGGTCGGCAGCGGCTGCGGTGGATACCGCGGCAAGCAGGATTACGGCAAGCGCTGATGCCCGGACTGTACGAGAACATTTGGAAAAAGCGCCGCCGCATCGCCGCAGGAAGCGGGGAATCGATGCGCAAGCCGGGATCAAAGGGCGCACCCAGTGCCGCAGACTTCCGGAAGGCCGCTAAGACAGCGAAGCGCGGCAAGAAGTGAGCGAGGGTGAGGCGGTGAGTCAGACCAAGCGTGAGGAAAAACGCCGCGCCGCAAGGGAGCGGAAGGACGCGATCCAGCAGCAGGAGTTGTCCATCGAGAGGGAGAGAGAGCAGGCAGCCTTCAAGGCACTGCAGGAATCCCGTAAGGGCATCATGGGAAGGCCCAGCAGCTACACGGACGAGAGAGCGGACGAACTGTGTACATGGATCGCAACAGGGAACAGCCTGCGCAGTTTCTGCAAGATCCACGGGATGGAAGCCCAGACGGTGTACCGGTGGATGCGGGAGCGCCCCGACTTCCAGCAACGCTACGCCCGCGCACACGAGGATCGTGCCGACAGTCTGGCCGACGAGATGTGCGACATCGCCGACGAGGTGGCCGCCAACGGGGGCAGCATCGAGGCCGTACAGGCCGCCCGACTGCGGATCGACACCCGCAAGTGGATTGCCGCCAAGTTGCGACCGGGCAGGTGGGGGGAGGTGCAGGCACCCAAGGCGCTGACCGCCGTCACGTTCAAGATCGGGCTGCCCCTCATGGACAGGGGTGGGGGTGGAATCACAATAGACGCTACCCCTGTTGCTGAGGCGCTTCCAGACGGGGCGGAGGCGGCCTAATAGCGGACTGCGCACTCCTTTAATGGCATGGCAGCCCCCCCTCCGGCCTGCCGTCCAGCCGCGGCATCCGGCCCCCGCCAGCGGCCCATCGAGCGCGACGGGGGGTGGCTTTGGTTCCACCACACA